GTCTCTCACAAGCGTTCGCCTGTTGTTAGAATGGTTGCGCTGGTTCTTCTGACCCGCATTCAGCGCTATCACCACTTTCGCGTTGACGAACTCCTTTTGCAGCGCATCGTAAACGTTCTGCACCATCTTCCAACCAAACATGCTTCACATGATGCACTGCCCAGTCGAACACGCAGTACATGATATACCAATTCGCCACTGTGACCAGCACTGCCACCACGATAACGCCGATCACGAACCACGCAAATCCCGGAAGCCCTAGAAACATGTCAATTCCTCCATTCACCCTTCGACTTATCCCTACAACTGTATTATAGAACAAGCAAGTGATAATTTTTGCGATAATTCGAATTAATGAACAACGTTCATTTATTACCGCTCACCAGACACATAATAGCGATACCTAACATAGTGCCCACTACAAGTGCAATATAATGCGACAGCATTTTAACCCTCCCATCTAAGCCAACAGTTCCAGCTCCTATAATACCCGCCGGTCGATATCTCGTTCCCGGTCTGGTCTCCCGGCTGCCCTCCGGCCACGCCCCCGAACTCGTTGATATGCGCGCCCACGAGCATGCCGTCTCCGAGATACAGCTCCACGTGCCCGGTGCCCGCCGATATGTCGCCCTCGAACAGAACGATATCCCCGCGCACCAAGTCGGACGCTGCCGGGTTGCCGTTGTACCTCTTGAAGCCAAGCCCCGTGAACACGCTGGACATGTTGTAGGTGGAAGGAGAGGGGAACGGAACGTCCCATCCGTTCTCGCGGAACGCCCAGGACACAAGGCTCGAGCAGTCGAAGTCCACGCCGCCGTCCCGCGTCGGCTGGTCGTAGCCGTGGCTGTTGTCGTCGGCGATTCCCACCGCCCACAGACACGCACCCTCAACGCCCGATCCGCCCGGTGCCACGCTTCCCGATCCGGAGTTCAGGTTCTGAGCGCTGATCTTGGTGAACATGGTCGTCTTCGTCCATGAATGGCGAGTGCGGTTCAATACGTAGACGTTGTTCTCCCACGTGCCCTCGTTCTTGAAGCGGTAGAAGTCAACATCGTTGAAGTATATATAGCCGTCGTTTCCGATGGTTCCTACGTAAGCGTTCTCAATGCCGCCTTGCTTGGTAGCGCTGATTATAACCGGCTCAGCCATCAGCAATACCTCCCCAACTGTTTCATGTACTTGATGAACTGTCGTAGATGGTACTGCGCTTCTTTGCCAATTTCCGGGTCGGAAACTTCCAGCTGTTTCTTTCCAGTATCGCAAATTCGTATCTGAACCGTTGCAGCAATATACATGTCAGTTTCCACCGCGTATTTAACATCATCTATGGTATATACGTTTTCTTCGATAATCTGCACTGTATCTACCATATCGCCATTTTTAGTAGTGATGATCATAATCCCATCCTAACAATATCCCTGAACCAGTTGTTGAGCTTCATGGACTCGTACCGCACGCACCCCATGTCGTAAGCCTTCTTCAAGTTAGCCAGATGGGGCGAGGATTTGAAACCTTTGAGCAGCAGAGTGTTCGGCTCATGGTCTTCCGTCGTGGCGGCGAACACGTGGCGGCATTGGCGGTCAACGTCTTCCGATACGTAATAGCATCCGTTTCGGTTGTCGCGCCATATGCCGATAGCATCGTCGTAGTAAAGGAGCGTGAACTGGTATTCGGCATTCTTGCCTTTTCTCGCGATGAACTTCGGATTGTCGCGCAACCACTTGTTCTCGGCCGCGTACGCCGCATAGTCGCTGCCCGCTATCGCCTGGTAGAAGCGCGTGCCCTTCTTCGCCTCGATCAGCTCGGGGGGCGCTACCATCTGCGTCAGGAACTCGCCTCGCCTCCATACGTCCGTCTTGTAGGGAAGCTCCAACTTGAAGTAGTCCATATAGGGGTTCGCCGAGGTCACCGCGTTTCCCCAGAACATGCAGGTTACGTCGTAATCACGCGAACCGGGTCGCGCGATGGTTTCGTAAAGCTCCAAGAACGCCGTCACCTCGTCGGGAAGGTACGTTTGGAACCCCTTGTCGATGACGAACTCGTCGAACAGGATCGTGTCCACGTTGTCCAGCGCATCGGACTTGAGCTTGCGCGCCGTTGACAGCGCTTGCGCGTAGCCGCATATCTCCTTATCGATATGAAGGATGTTGGATTCAGCCCAGAGCGCATGCCCCGGGAACTCCTTCTGCACGTGGTTGAAGAGCCGTCCGTCCTTGCGGGTGGCCAGGTTCTTCAACTCCTCCTCCGTGCGCCGCAGGTACATGAAGCGCCGCCCCGTGCGCAGGTAGCGCTTGACGTAGTGCTGCAGCCCCGTGTAGGTCTTGCCAGCGCCTCGGATTCCGTAGATGAAATTGAAGAGGCAGTTGTACGAAAGCGTCTTGGATATGTCCCAGTATTTAGCCATTATTTCAACGTCACCACTAGATGCCGACCGCATTCATCAGCCCATGCGGTGATTTTCAAGACTTCGCAGTCTTCGACGGATCGCACGAACTCGTTATCCAACGATTCCGCCTGTATAGTAAATTTCCCAAGCTCGATATCATAGAAGTCGCAATCGAGAATAGGGATGAGGTCTTTGAGAATCATGGTTCCTCCTTTGACTTGGAATGCCCGCCCTTATCGAAGAAGCCCCTGCCATCATGGATGTCCAAGCGACAGGGGCTAAGTCAAAGGGCGCTAACCGAAAAGACTATCACAGAGGGGGCTGTTCTCCGTATGCGCCCGTGCCCGTTTCACCGGGTGCCCCACAGACGCAGAAGATAGCTTGCTTTCCGGCGCATGACCATCATACATCACTTCTCTTGAATTGTCACGCGGAATCTATCGTTTTCCAAAACCGACTGGCCGATCGGTTCAGACGGCGCACCCGTTGACGGGACACCCGCGTAAGCCATCCACGCGCCGACGCTTCCGAAGAAGTGATTCACGTCCAGGTTGCCCGCGTATCCGGGCACCTGGCCGTCCGACGCGTACTGCCAGCACCCCACAAGCCCGTCCGTCTCCGGAGGCTCGCCGGGGTCGTAGTCCAGGCCTGGGCGCAGCACGTCCGGGTAGCTCGCGATCCATCGCATGCAGTTCGGCTCCACGCCGCCCTGGTTGAAGCGCCAGGGGTTGGCGTAGATCCAAGGCCAGATTCCGGTCTGATCGTGGACGATCTTCACGAACTCGTTGACCCAGTCAACCGATTGGCCGCCCTCCCAGTCAAGCACCGGCACGCCCTCGCCGAAATAGTTGCTCGTGTTGTCTATGAAATGGACAGCCTCTTTCATGGGATCGTTGGAATTCGCGAAATGGTAGAACCCCCAGGGCTTGCCGTTCCGCCGGCACCATTGCACCCAGCTGTCGCAATAGCCGTCGACGAACCCGACCCCTTCCGTCGCCTTGCAGATGACGAAGTCCACGTTCGGGAACACCGAATCCGCGTCCAACCCCGCTTGCCAGTTGGATATGTCGATGCCCCTAAGCATTCTTGATCAGCTCTTTAAGCTCTTCCCGCAACTCCTTAATCTCGCTCGCAATGTCGTTAAGTGTGCTAGTAAAGTCCTTAAGAGTACGATTGTACAGGTAAAACATGCCCACGCAAGCCACAATAGGGAAGCCCAGACTACCGATAAGAGTGACAATATCGTTAACATCCATGTTTGATTCCTCCTAATTAGAATACCAGTTCATGCTTATATTGAAGGACAGTCCCGCCAGATACACCATGCCGTCGGTGGAGGCGTTCAGGGAAACGACCCCGTTCGTCTGCACCGCCAGCACGTCAAGGCGCGTGTCCACGACCACGGGAACGCGAACCTCGGTCGACGGCCGGCATTCCGGAGGCAGCGTCGTGAGCGTCGCGCCCGGCGTGTAGTTCATGATCATGCAATCGCCTTGGAACTGCACGTCGTTCACGCAGGACAGCATGACCCGCTCGCTGGTGAACATCGCTTCGGGAGAGGGGGCGTGGACATACGCCCCCTTGAAGGTCTTGAAGAAGTTGGGGTTTCCTCCGCCTGTCGGTTCGGCAGCCATCAGACGACTGCCAAAGTGAAAGTCGCGTATCCGTAGCTGGAGGTAGAACCTTCGATGTTCACCAGCATGTTGCCGTCGGCGTTGGTGTTCATCGAGGCCTTGCCTACAACATTCGTTCCCAACGTGTTAACAAGAGGAATGTATTCTATATCGGCGAATGTATTAGGAGCCAGAGGGCACACGGGGAACACCACGGTGGATTTTCCGTTAGTTACTTCATATGCTGCGTTCATCTTGATCACGTCGTTCTCGAATATCGCGAACGGGCTTCCCAGGACGCTCCCCGAAATAGGCGCTATGCTATTTTGCGCCGTCGAAACGTAGGAGAACCCTATCCCTCCTATCTTGGAAGTCATGTAAGCTCCTAGAACCTTGTTTCCCTGCGTGGAAGGATGCGTGGAATCGACGGTGTCGATGAAAAGCTCTATTCCGGCAGTGCTGAATATGTCGATTCCAGATTGCACCATGTCTCTCACAAGCGTTCGCCTGTTGTTAGAATGGTTGCGCTGGTTCTTCTGACCCGCATTCAGCGCTATCACCACTTTCGCGTTGACGAACTCCTTTTGCAGCGCATCGTAAACGTTCTGCACCATCGTCGCGGCGATCTGCCCTATATCGTTGATTCCGCCGTACACCACGCAGTATTCCACCATTTTATGATCATAGGTTGTATCCGCGACGGCATTTGCCACCTGCGTCGAAAACAGATTGCCCGGCACCTGGTACCCTGCTCCGCCCTTCGCGTAGTTATGCGCGACGACGTTCAGGTTCTTGCATACGTATTCCCACCAGAGCGGAGTGTTCTCCAGCGGCACCGCAGGGTTCGTGTAGCTGTCGCCTATAAGCACCATATGCTTCTGAGAAAGCAGCTCGCCCTTCAAGTTGACAATGGCCTGCGCATTGTCGTTTACCCTTCCGTCGAGTTTCAATACCTCTTGGCGGTACTGCGATACCTCTTGGGAGTACTGCGAAACCTCTTGGCGGTACTGCTCCACCTGAGCATTGTAGTTTCCAGTGAGCGCCCAGTACTGGGGGTCGGAGATGTCGATCCCGACCGGGACGAACGTCTTCGAAGTGTAGGAGTTTCCCTGATGGATCACGATCTCCAACGGCTCGTAGCTGTTCGCGCTAGACCACTCCGGCGGGTCGGCGAACACGGGCACGTAGCGCATGCCGGTATACTCGTATCCGGGGCTGGTCGGGCACGGAACGCCCGGCATCTGGTCGGTCACGACGGCTGTCACGCTCGCGCTCGCGCTGCCCGCTCCCACCGTCATGTTCTTCGTGGATTCTGCCATAGTCTTCTCCTTTACCATTTGATGATGAGATGCCCGTACGTGGTCGAGTCGTCCGGGTTCATTCCCGTATCGAACTGCAGGAACTGCCAGGTAGCGGGGATGTACGCCTTGAAATGGCCGTCGTCGCCAAGCCCGAAGCACACGAACTTGACGATCCTGGCCACCAGGCACTGCAGGTTCGCATCGATCCAGTTGATGATAGAATCGAGGTACAGATGCACGTACTCGCCGTTCTTGATAGCATCGACCTCGTTTTCAAGCGCGTCCACCTGCGCTTTCAGCTGGTTGTAGAACGCCATGAGGTCGTTCACGTTCTGACCCTGATTGTTCAGGTTCTCGATCACCTCGTTGAGCTTCTCGGTCACCTTGGCAAGCACCTCGTAATAGCTCAGCTCGTCGCCGTAGACGGCCGGCAGAACCATTTGCACGTAGTAGCGAAACGGCGCTACATCCGGTGTCGGCTGGTTCATGCGCTCCTCCTTACCATATCGTCATGAAGCATTCGCGCAGCGCTTTGTCTTCCACTACGTCACGGTCTATATTAACGAACGTGTCTCGCCAAATCAAGAGCAGTTCGGCTTCCGCCTTGTCGTGCCCGGTCTCCGTGCGCGACAGCTTGTTGTCGTAGCTGCCGCTCGAATCCGACTTGCCGGAATCCGTCGTGGAAGCGTCGGTGAAGTCCGCCGTGGACGCGTAGTTGCCCGCCTTGATGTTGTCGAAGTTGAGCGCCGACATCGGAGTGTCGCTGAAAATGTCCTGCGCGTTGCTGGTCGAAGTCGCGCTGGTGTTCGCGTTGTTGGAGGCGGTGCCGGTCGCGTCTTCCGTGATCGTCCGCGTGTGGTCGATGAGCGGCTGGATCCCTTTAGCCGTGATCTCCGACAAGTACATCTGGTTGTAGTACGGCATGATCAGAAACATCGCGTCTCGCACGAACATTCGGAATAGCCCGGAGGTCTCCGCTCCGATCTCGTACATGAAATAGTGCCGTATGATCTTGTCGTTCAGCGTCTGCCTATACGCTTCGTCGAAGATCGGATAGTCGGCCAAGCCCAGCTTGTCGTAAGCAGCATGCCAGTTGGCCTCGATGTTCGGCAGCTTCGCATCGGCAAGCGTCTGTTCGACCAGCCAGCGAAGCTGCAAACTGTGCTTGCTCATTCTCCGTTCGCCTCGATCCCGTTCTCCTCGGCGTACTCGCTTTCATTGAATTCGCCGTCGGCGATAGCCCACTGCTCCTCTTGGCGTTTCTCCGAAACCCTGAAATGCACGTCAACGTCGAGCCCGAAGATCTCGTTTATCTGCTTGCACGCGAACTGCCGTGATTCGAGACGGCAAAGGCGCTGCGCCTCCGTCCCTCCCAGACTGGCGAGCATCTCGTCCACGATGACGCGCTCCGATTTGGACTCGGAACTGGCTATCCCTAAGAATCCGAGCGCCTCCTTCCAGTACTTGTCCTTCAACTCGTAGAGCTGCTCGGCGACGTACGGCGACGAGTTGTCGAGGATGTCGATGGATTCGAGATCGAAGTCCTTGTCCGTCATGATGAGGGGCTTGTACTCGTCCACCTGCGCCATCATGTTCTCGAAGCTCAGGCGCTGCTTCTGCGAGCATTTCACCACGCGCGGGGTCTTCTGCTGGTACACGTTCACATCGATCGCCCGGTCTATAGCCCACAGCTTCTTGGCGTACATGTTGAGCGCGAACCAGGTAGGCACGCGCAGGTTGGAGTTCCAGATGATCACGGAGTTCTCGATGGTGAGCGGGATGTTGACCCCCATCACCGAGTAGGCGATGCGGTTCACCGGCTGCGAGTAGATGTCGAAGTTTCCCTCCAACATGCACTGCATGATCGCGTAGCCTTCCGGGCTGCGCTGAACAGGGTCGAGCGCGATATCCTCGTCATGCAGGAACACGCAGAACCCGTCGCGAAGGAGCCACCACTCGATCTGACGCTCGTTGATGCCCTCCGGCAGGTTCTCCCACTCGAAAACGCTCATCGCCAGCTCGTACAGGCGCATCTGCCAGAGGAACATCGTTTGCGAGTTCATGGCGACGTTATCCAGCTCGCGAGCGGATTTACGCGCGTTCTTGGGCATGTTGCCCCAGGGAAGGCCGTAGGGGGTGGTCGTGGATTGGATAGGGTTCATGCATGCCTCCTTTCTTATATTATAGCATTGCTCAAACTGTAGTTGCCCACGTCGTCCGTGTGCCAGAACGTGACTCCGGAATCGAGCAGCCTGTTGAACATCGCAAGGTAACCGGCCGGAACCGATCCGCTCATGTTCGCGGCGACGGTCTTCACGTAGTTCCATGAAGCGCGCCCCGTGATGTTCGGCGTTTTCACGACGGAGACGTTGTAACCGTACACGCTCAAAAAGTCGTCGATCTGGCGCGCTATCTCGGCTCGGCACGTGTACTTGCGAACGCCTATCGTGTAGGTTCCGAAGTTCACGAGCGCGGTAGTCGAGTTAGTGCCTCCGCGCTGCGTGTTGGGAGTCTTCGATGCCTTCGAGAAGTTCGCGAAGGTGTTCGTCAGGTCTTGCGCTCCGTTGATCGTCGAGTTGATCATGCTCGCGGCAGCCCCGGCGACGTTGCCGGATGCCAAGCCCTGCATGGCTCCTCCGATTATGTTCTGCGTGGAGTCGATGAAGGAGTTCACGTAGGGCAGCTGGCTCATCGAGTTGAACGACAAGCCGAACGACGTGTCCACCTGGGACGCGCCGAGCATGTTCGCGAACGCCTGGTACACCCAGTTGCAAGTGGGGTACTTCTCCAAGTACACCGCGCCTTCGACGAAGCGGTTCACCCCGTTGTAGTTCAGAGGGATATAGGCCAGACGCGAGTTCGCATCGCAGCCGCCCGTCTTCTGCAAGCTCAGCGTTCCGGGCGTTCCGCAGAATTCGAGCCGGAACTGCTGGTCGGCTCCGGTGAAATTGGTGACTTCCGCATACTGGAACGGGTAGCAGAACATCTTGTTGTTCTTCGGAACGTAGCCGTCGAGATTAGTGAAGCCGAGCGCATAGTTCTTCGTCGTCTGCGGAGTGGCCGCGTTGGAGTCCACCCAGTAGCCCCAGCCGTCGGACTTCTTGACGATAGTCGGGATCGCCGATCGAGGAACCATGTAGACCTGGCTCACCGCGTCCTGCTGGCCGTTGTCGGACAGAGCCTTCATGAAGCCCTTGAAGTCGTCGACGGTCAGGAAGACCGACAAGCTCGTGCCGCTGGTAACGCCCATGTACTTGTCCCCGCCGTTGTTGACGTACGTTCCGTCCTTCAACGGCTCCACGGCGCTGGCAACGACCATGTAGCAATCCATGTCCTCGTTGTCGATCACCGAGTACGTGCATTTGAGTTCGCCCGGGTCGATCCCCTCGTCCTTGACGTGAGCGCCTATCGCGTCGTCGTTCACATGCTCGCGCTCCACGAAGCACGGCTTCATATCGTAGTCGAACATGTAGGTCTGCACGTAATCGAGTTCCAAGTGCAAGCGCGTCGTGTTGGCCGTCTTGTACTCTGCGCGGGTGATGAACGCGTAGAACCACTTAGTCCCGAAGTTCTCGTTCTGGAACATCACGTAGTTGTAATTGTAGTACTGCTCGGGGTTGCCGTCCACGTCGATGGCAGATTCCAGGCGCTGGTACGTGTAGGTTGAAATCGTTCGCCGAGCGTCCATGAACGAAGCTACGCCCGACATCTGGGCGTTCAGGTTCGGATACCAGCGAACGTGCTTGTAGTTCGGGTTCCACGGAACCGTCCCTATCCGGATCTCCGTGCTGGGCTGGTACATTTCTCACCTCCTTCGGAAAGGAGGGCGGGAAACGAATCCCGCCCTCGGCAGAACATAGGCTATGCGGTGACGGTGACGGTGGATTCGCCCGTCTTCGTTCCGTCCTGGACGGAGGTTGCCGTGACGGTGAGCGTCGTCGCCGTCTCGTTGGCCGCCACATGCAGGTACCCGCCGTTGGTGACGGTCGTGCCGGATGCCGCGCCTCCGGTCACCGTCCACTGCACGCCATGGTTCACGATGCCGGTTCCGACGACCGCGGCAGACAGCTGCAGGTCGGCTCCCTTGGAAAGGGTGGCGGTCGCCGGCGTGACCGTCACGCTCGTGATGGTCGGGGCGGTCGGGGTGAAGGCGGCCGCCTGGCCGAACGGCGAGCAGCTGATGGTCTTCCACACATGGTGCCAATGGTTCCAGTACAGGCCTTCGCCGTTGAACCACTGCGCGGACTCCACGTAGTTGTCCAGCACCATCCACCAATCGCGGGACACCAGCACCGCCGGCACGGTCTCGAGCAGCGCGATCTCCTCTTGCGTGAAGCGGTGGTAGTTCGGGTCGAGCTGGCCGGTGGCCGGGTCGGTGAACAGCGCGTCCATGCGAACCCAGTCGAAGTCGGTGAACGTGTCGACCGTGATCATGCGCGCCTGGAACTCGCGGTACTCCAAGTTGAATGCGGTGGCCAGCACGTTCATGTTCATCGTGGCCTTGAACTTGGCCGTGACGATGAAGTACTGGTCTTCGAAATCGGTGTGGGTGGTCACGCCCGCCATGTTGTACTTCGTGGACTGGTACTGGAACAGGTCGGACATGTACTGGAACTGCGTGGCGATGTCGACGGCGTTGTCCTTGCCGACCTCGGGAATCTCCACCGAGCCGATGTAGCCGTTGAGGAGGCACTTGGCCAGGAAGTAGCGCATGACGTAGTACTCGTCCGTGTTGGCGCTGGTGTAGAGAGACTCGATGATGCGCGCGATCAGGTCGCTAACGCCCGTCCAGGACAGGAACGCCTGGCGCAGCTGCTGGGAGGAGACGGTCGTCTTGTAGAACTTCTGGAAGTTCATACGGTGGAACGCGGTGCGCACGTCGGGAAGCTCGCGCTTGGCGAACGTGTCCTCCGCACCCTCGGGGTAGAAGCCGTGAACGTCGGCGAGGTTGACGAAGATTTCCTCGATCGTGTCCCCGAACTCGAGGTACCCGCGCTTGAACACCGCCCAGGGGTTGCGGTACAGCTTCGATGTCACGATGGTGAGGCCGATGCGGTTCACCAGCGCGTTGAGGAACGCGTTTCGCGCGGGCTGGTAGCTGGTCAGGTACTCCCCGATGGCATGGATCTCGTCGGTGGTTCCGGCAAGCTCCACGTAGGCGCGGTTGTTCGAGTCGTAAGTCGCCGGGATCCCGCGAGCCGCGAGCGCGGCCGCTACCTCCGGGGTCTCGTTGATGGTCGCTTCGACCGCCTTCTGCGCGGCCGTCTCGCGCGCTGCCGTATCGCCGGCCTTCATGACGATCGGCGAATCGGCGGCTTTCATATTAGGTTGCTTCACTGCCATAATATCTCCTTAATCCCAGATCTCGTCGGCTGAGCGGATCGGCTCGCGCCGAACTTCCTCGCCTACCTCGTTCGCATGGAGCAGCGTCTGGCCTTCGACGGCGAAGAACCGGTCGGCGTACTTGCGGCGCGACTCGTCGCGCTCCTCGCGGTAGCGGTCGCGCTCGGCGATCGCCTCGTCTCGCTCCGCGTTCAGGCGGTCGCGCTCCGCGTCCCACTCCTCGCGCTCGTTTCGCCAGCCCTCGCGCTCGTCCCAGCGGTCGTCGAGTTCCGCCGCGTCCTCGTCGATTCGCGCGGCCATCTCGAGCCGCTTGTCCTCGTCCGGCTCCATGGCCAGCTCGCGCAAGCTCGGTTGGTACCTGCTCATAAGCCTGTCTCCTTTCTGATGACAAAATCACCTTCGTATAGTATAATACCGCCTTTTACGGTCTTGGAATAGAGTTTTCCCGGAAATTTCGCGCCGACATGGAAATTGTCCCACGTGACGTGAGGATGGCACGATTCTGGCAGCCCCGCGCAATGCACGGTGAGCTTGCCGCCCTCGTCCTCGATATAGGTCTTCGGGCGCAGGAACCTGGCGCGCTGAAACGTGCTTTCGAGCTTCCACGCGCCCAATCTGTAATCGTCCACGTCAAGCTCTTCCGGGATCTCGGTTCCGGTCAAGTGGAGCGAATCGGTGTCGGCGTAGAGGAAACGATCCTTCACCTTCTGGGCTGAGCGTATCGTCTTGTTCCTCGCCCATGCCGTGATGAAAGCCCCGGCGGGAAGGTACATTCCTTCTGTCTGCTCCGGGTCGAGCAGCGGGTAGCGCACTATGCCGTCCTCGCACATGACCGGCCGGCGGCTCCGTTTGACCGGATGCGTCGCCATCTTGCCGTACGAGGAGTTCATCTTGAGCTTCGCCATGTACCGCTTGCCCGCGTTGCCCTCCTCGGCCGCATGCACCTTATCCTCGTTGGCCGCCATTATGAAATCGTAGAATAGCTTGTTCGATGCCTTGAACTTCCAGCCCTTGCCGTAGCGGATGGAATAGATGTTGTAGTGGTCTTTCAAAAGCGCCAAGTCGACGCTCGTCAATACCAGCGTCTGCTCTCCTTTGGAATCGACTACGTATTCGGTCGGCATGAAGCTCAAATTGCCTTTGAGCTGCAAGCAAGGGATGAAACCGGGCTTGAGCTTGAAGTCGACGGTCACGGTCTGTATGTAGAGCGGGTATCGAGGATCCGGGACGTACTCCCCTTCGAAGAGCATCGGATCGCCGTACGGCAGTATCTCGCCTTCGACTCCGGCCATGACGGAAGGGTAGAGGCTGTTAACGTCTAGGACGATTCCC